AATTAGATAGAAATGGTAGTACATTAAAATCATATACATTAAGAGGAGTATTCCCTACCGACATAGCGGCTATTGCTCTTGCATATGATACAAATGACGCTATTGAAACTTTTGATGTAACCTTTAAGTATCAATACTTTGAAAGTAATACAACCACATAATGGTCGTATAAATATTGATACAATATAGGAGTTAAATTATGGCTGAATTATTTGGGTTTCAGATTACTAGAGTAAAGAAAACTGAGGACCCGAAACAAAACTTTACAACCTCGCCAGCGGATGACGGAACCCAGGTCGTTGCTGGCGGAGGTTATTTTGGTCAGTACCTTGATATTGAAGGTACTGCCAAATCTGAGGCGGATTTAATCCGTAGATACAGAGAAATCTCTTTACATCCCGAATGTGATATGGCAATTGAGGATGTTATCAACGAAGCTATTGTCGCTAATGAAAATAAAGACCCTGTCAGAGTAAATACTGATAGTGTTCCCTATGGTGATGATATCAAGAGAAAGATAGAATCTGAATTTAGAACTGTGTTAAAACTTATGAACTTTAACACAAAAGGGCATGATATCTTTAGAAGATGGTATGTGGATGGTAGAATTGCATATCAAAAAATTATAGACCGTGATTCTCCTATATCAGGTGTTACAGAATTACGATATTTAGACCCTAGAAAAATTAAGAAGATTAGAGAAGTAAGAAAGAAAAGACCTGATGGCAGTAATGCCAATTCTAAAAACGCAATGACTATGATGGATGAATATGTAGAGTATTATGTATATAACGAAAAAGGCGTTTCAGGTCAAACATCTGGTGGCGGTATTAAAATCGCACCCGATACAATCGCATTTTGCAGCTCAGGATTAATTGACCAATCAAAAAATATAATTTTATCACATTTGCATAAGGCAATTAAACCTGTAAATCAATTAAGGATGATTGAAGACGCTGTTGTTATTTACAGAATAGCAAGGGCGCCTGAAAGAAGAATCTTTAAAGTAGATGTTGGTAATTTACCAAAAGTAAAAGCTGAGGCATATTTAAGAGATGTTATGGCAAGATATAGAAACAAACTTGTTTATGACGCTTCAACAGGTGAAATCAGAGATGATAGAAACTATATGTCAATGTTAGAAGACTTTTGGTTACCAAGTAGAGAAGGTGGTAGAGGAACAGACATATCTACACTACCTGGCGGAAGTAATTTAGGTGAAGTTGCTGATATAGAATATTTCCAAAAGAAACTATATCGCTCATTGAATGTACCTGTAAGTAGATTAGAATCACAACAAGGTTTTAGTTTAGGTCGTTCAAGTGAAATTACTAGAGATGAACTTAAATTTACTAAATTTGTCCAAAGATTAAGAAAGAAATTTACTGAGTTATTTAATGACTTATTAAAAACACAATTAGTTTTAAAGAAAGTTATTGCTGAAGAAGACTGGAATAAAATTCACAATAACATAAACTATGACTTTCTCCAAGATGGTCATTTTGCTGAATTAAAGCAAACTGAAATGATGAGAGAAAGACTACAAATGGTGCAAGAAATTAGTCAATATATTGGTAAGTTTTATAGTGTAGATTATGTTAGAAAAAATGTGTTGAAACAAAGCGAAGGTGAAATCGCTGAGATGGACGCACAAATTAAGAAAGAAATTAAACAAGGTATCATTCAAGACCCTATGGCTCAGATGGATGATACACCATTGGAGGATGACTTAGAATGAGTGAACAAACAAAATCATTTATTGATAATCTAGCAGCAGGTAATAACAACGAAGCTGGTGAAGATTTTAAAAATGTTTTAAGAGGTAAAGTAGGCGATGCTTTAGACGCTAAAAGAAAAGAAATGGCGGCTAATATGTTTAATACAGCAGAGGCAATACCTAGTGAGGCAGAACCTTACAGCGACCCTAAACCTGAAATAGCAGAACCTGGTTCTTTTGATAGAGAAGGTAATGTTATTGATAGTAAAGATGGTCAAGCAGAAATAGATTTAACAGCAGATGAAACTAAGTAATATTATAGAAGATTATAATATACACGATTCAACGGCATTTAAATCGTTGTCGCCTAAAATGAAAGAGGCGGCTACTGATTTATTTAAAATGTTAGATATAGAATCTGATAATAGAGTTAATGAAGATTTTACAGACAACATAGAAAAATGTATTCTATCAGTTTGTGAAAAACATAAAATAGAAAAAGAAAAGCTTTTAGATTATATAGAACTTGAAGTAAGAGAGCAATTTAAACAAATAGAGGTGTAAAGGAACTATGGCAGTTACAACAAAAATATTATCTGATACAAAACATCATGCCAAAGTATTACTCACCTGGAATGCTGATTCAGCTGCGACAGCGGCTGCCGTTGACGCTTCAGGTTTGAGTAGCCATGCTAATGGTGCGAAGTTACATATAACAAACATTGTTTATGGTGTAGGTATAGGAGAGGTACTTTTAGAATTTAAAGGCGCTTCATCCGATGTTACCGCTATAAACTTATGTGGTTCAGGCCACTACTATGGCGCTGTAATTAAAAATACAGCAACAAATACAACAGCAACAGGTGGAGATATTAAAGCAACAACAACAAATTCATCATCTGGTTTTGCTTTATTAACAATGCAAAAAGAAGGATTTGGTGAGGCAACGGAGAGTTTCTAGATGGCTGATACAGTAACAACACAAACAATTGCTGATACATCTGGTGTTAAGTTTGTTGCAAAACTAACAAATTTTTCAGACGGAACAGGAGAGACCTTGGTCAATAAGGTTGACGCTTCGGCTACAACCTTTATGACTGAGGATGGTAACAGACTTATATCAAAAGTTTATTATTCAGTTAATACATCTGATAGTAAGTCTGGTGTTGAGTTAATTTGGGATGGCACTACTAATGCGACAGCATTGTTCTTATCAGGTCAAGGTTACTTTGACTTTAGAACTGATGGTAATAATATACCAAATAATGCGACATCACCAACAGGAGATGTACTATTATCAACAAAAAACTTTGCAAATGGTGATAATTACACGATAATTGTAGAGTTTAGGTAAAAAATTGTATAAATAGTATAACCAAAAAGAGAGAGATGTAATATGAAATTAATTTCAGAAGAAGTTTGTTCAGCAGAATACCTTGTTGAAGAAAAAAACGGAAAGAAAAATTACACAATTAAAGGTGTCTTTTTACAGTCCAATATTAAAAATAGAAATGGGCGAGTTTATCCTAAGGATATAATGTTAAAAGAAGTAAAAAGATATAACTGAGAATTTATCAATAAGAATCGTGCATTTGGTGAGTTAGGACATCCTGACGGACCAACTGTAAATCTAGAAAGAGTTTCTCATATGATTAAGAAACTTTATCCAGATGGTGATAACTTTATTGGTGAAGCTAAAATCATGGACACGCCTTATGGTAAGATTGTAAAAGGTCTTATTGATGAAGGTGCTCAATTGGGAGTATCATCAAGGGGCATGGGTTCCATTGAACAACGCAACGGCGCTAACTATGTGAAAGATGATTTCATGTTGGCAACCGCCGCTGATATTGTAGCAGACCCTTCTGCTCCTCAAGCTTTCGTAGAAGGCATTATGGAAGGAAAAGAGTGGGTATGGGACAACGGTGTTCTTGTTGAACAAGACATTGAGGCGTGGAAAATGGAGATGATTAAGACTAGACAAAAATCTTTAGAAGAAGAAAAACTAAGGATATTTGGAGAGTTTATTAGAAAACTATAATTTTATAAATATTATACAAATCTGATAAAGGTTTTATAAGCTTATAAAGACAAGAGGAGATTTTCAATGGCAGAATCAGAAAACAGACCTGAAACAGTAGAAGAAGCAGCTGCTAATCCAATGGCGGATGCTCCTAAAAAGAATGCTGTACCTGCTGAACCATCTCATATCGCCAGCATGAATGATGCTGAAGATTTAGGTTCACCTGTGGTTAAACCAACAGACAGCAATCCAGATTCTACTAAAAAGGTTAAACAAGTCGTAGACGCCGTTTCAAAATCTGCACAAGTAGGCCAAGAGCCATCACACTTGAAAGCAGGTTACGAAGGCAAACACGAAGAAGTTGAAGATTCCGAAGATAAAGAAGTCGTTGAAGCTAAAGACAAGGAAGAAGTAAAAGACAAAGATGTTGAAGAAGGCGTGCATAAAAAGAAAAAACATTCTATGAAAGCCGGATATCATGAAGACATTGATGTCAAGGAAGATGTTGAAGCTTTAGTTGGCGATTCTGATTTATCAGAAGAATTTAAACAAAAGGCTGCTACAATCTTTGAAGCTGCAATCAAATCAAAAGTGAAAGCAGAATCAGAAAGATTACAAGCAGAATATTCTAAAAAGTTTGATGAAGAAATTGAAAAATCTAAATCTGAATTAACTGAAAAAGTTGATTCTTATTTGTCTTATGTAGTTGAAGAATGGATGAAAGAGAACACTCTAGCAATAGAGAGAGGCATTAAAGGAGAAATTGCCGAAGACTTTATCGGTGGTCTTAAAAAATTATTTGAAGACCATTACATTGATGTACCAGATGAAAAGTATGATGTTCTTGAAGACCAAGCTGCTAAGATAGAAGATTTAGAGAAAAAACTCAACGAAGAAATTGAGAAGAATGTTGATATGAATAAAATCAATTCTGGATATAAACGCCAGGAAATAATTGATGAACATTCATTTGATTTAGCTGACACAGCTAAAGAAAAATTTGACAGTCTTGTTGAAGGTGTTGAGTATTCTTCAGCAGAAGATTTTGCAAAAAAAGTAAAGACTATTAAAGAGTCCTACTTTGAAGCAAAAAGTGAAAGCTCATCTTCGGATGACATTGATGATGTAGCGGTAGGTGGTGAATCTTCGCAAGAAGACTTATCAAACGCAATGGCTGCTTATACCGCCGCTATTAGTAAAACAAAAGACATTAATTTGTCTACTAGTAAATAGAGGAGAGAGGAAGATATGTACTTATCGGAAACTTATGAAAAAAAATGGCAGCCTGTATTAGACCATCCTGAACTTCCAGAAGTTAAGGATACTTACAGAAGAGCCGTTACAAGTGTCATCTTAGAGAACCAAGAAAGAGCTCTCAAAGAAGACAAAGCATTTCTATCTGAGGCTCCGGCCAATGTAACAGGTAGTAATGTTGACAATTGGGACCCAATCCTAATTTCATTAGTACGAAGAGCTATGCCTAACCTTATTGCTTATGATATCGCTGGTGTACAACCAATGACTGGACCTACAGGTCTTATCTTTGCAATGAGAGCTAGATTTAGCACTCAATCAGGTACAGAAGCTCTATTTGACGCTGCTGACACAGACTTCTCTGGTAGGAACAAAGAAGGTTCTGCTGTTGATGGTTTCTCATCAACTGCTGATTCTGGTTCTAACCCAGCGTTGTTGAATGATGACCCAGCTGGTACATTTACAACTGGTACTGCTATGACTACAGCGGCTGCTGAATCTTTAGGTGAAGATTCAGGAAACAACTTTGCTGAAATGGCGTTCTCAATTGAGAAATCAACTGTAACAGCGAAGTCAAGAGCTCTAAAAGCTGAGTACACAATGGAACTAGCACAAGACTTAAAAGCGATTCATGGTCTAGACGCTGAATCTGAATTAGCAAACATTTTGTCTGCTGAGATTCTTGCTGAAATTAACCGTGAAGTAGTTAGAACAATCTACACCAATGCTGAAATTGGTGCTTCAGATTCTTCATCTACAGCGATTGGTTCTGTTAGCGCTATTAACACTACTACTGCTGGTATCTTTGATTTAGATACAGATAGTAATGGTCGTTGGAGTGTTGAGAGATTTAAAGGTCTTATGTTCCAAGTTGAAAGAGAAGCTAACACAATTGCTTACAGAACTCGTAGAGGTAAAGGTAATTTAATTATCTGTTCATCTGATGTTGCTTCAGCACTTCAAATGGCTGGTGTATTAGATTACGCTCCTGCATTAAACAACAATCTAAATGTTGATGATACAGGAAACACTTTTGCTGGTGTGTTAAACGGAAGATTTAAAGTCTATGTTGACCCATATTCAGCAAACTCTACATCAAAACAATATTTCGTTTGTGGTTATAAAGGCACAAGCCCTTATGACGCTGGTCTGTTCTATTGCCCATATGTTCCACTACAAATGGTGAGAGCAGTTGGACAAGACAGTTTCCAACCAAAAATTGGCTTTAAAACACGATATGGTTTAATTGCTAACCCATTCGCTGAAGCTGGTTCTGGTGACGCTGCTGTTCAAACAGGCGCTGGAAATGCAAACGCTAACAGATACTATCGTAGAGTACAGGTTGCTAACTTAATGTAATCTTAACTTCTTACGAAGTGTTTATGAAAGGGGAACTTCGGTTCCCCTTTTTTTATTTGGATAAATAATTATACCGAAAGGTGCCATTGAACATGGCTGAAAAGTTCTCCTAAACATATAAAATAGGAGAAAACTATGAAAGTAAAACAAAAAATATTTGCATGGAGAAAAGGCAAAGACGCTAAAAATCCATGGAGAGTTGGTAAAGATATACAATGCACATATAGAGGTGTTAATTATATCGTAAAATAGGGTTAAAAATGACAACAACAAGTGCCTTTGGTAGGCAACCCACAAAATTAGACTACGCTTCACCTACGCAATTTAAATTTAGTATTGTTAAATTGCCGAAGGTGGAGTTTTTTGTGTCTAATGTAAATATACCTGGTATTACATTAGGTTCTGGTACACAGAAGACACCATTATTAGATATGCCATATCCTGGTGATAAACTAACTTATGGCGATTTAAATATGACATTCTTAGTAGATGAAAACTTAGAAAACTTCCGTGAGATACACGGTTGGTTAGTAGGTCTAGGATTTCCAAGAGACCATACTGAGTTTGAAAATTTACAATCAAGTGGTAATGATAGATTTCCAGGTTCAACACCACAAATATCAAATGAGCCAGGTTCTGGTGGAAAATATCCTGCCTCAAAAGAAGGTGGTATTTACTCAGACGCCACATTAACTATATTAACAAATAAAAATAATCCAGTTACCGAAGTAAGATTTAGAGATATTTTTCCTACAACACTAAGTGGTCTTTCATATGACCAACAAGCAGGTGATGTAGCATATCTATCTTGCGATATTACTTTTGCATACAAATATTATGAGTTTGCCGATAGTGGAGCTTCATCTACATCCGTTACAACCTCTTAGGAACATTGACATATAATACAAAAACTGATATAATACTTTATTATGACATTGGAAGAATTACAACAACAGGCCGATAAGGACCTGAAAATAAATGACGCTGAGTTGGATTTAGAATCTCTAAAAACACCACAGTTACACAACAAATATTTAAAACATTTAAACAATTTTAAGTTATTATTAACACGAGCTAAGACTGATGTTAATATGATGAAAAAGGTTAAATGGGAATACTACACAGGAAAAGCAAGTCCTGAAATCTACAAACAAAAACCATTTGATTTAAAAATACTTAAACAAGATATAGA